ATAAATACTTATTTACATCTATTTATAACGAAAACATTATGGCATACAAAGGAAGATTCAGACCTTCAAACCCTCATAAATATAAGGGTGACCACACTAAGATTATTTATAGAAGTCTGTGGGAACTGAAGTTTATGAGAAAATGTGATGAGAACACTGGTATCGTTCAATGGTCGTCAGAAGAGATAATCGTGCCTTATCGTAGTTTGATCGACGGCAGAAAGCACAGATATTTCCCTGATTTTTGGATAAAAAAACTAAATAGTGACGTGGTACTCGTTGAGATTAAACCAATGAATCAGTCTGTACCACCACAGAAGAAGTCTAAAGTGACAAAAAGGTATCTCGAAGAAGTGAAGACATGGGGCACGAACTTATCTAAGTGGCGTGCTGCTCAAGAATATTGTGATGATAGAGGTTGGACGTTTATGGTTCTGACCGAAAAAGGAGAGGCAAGAAGTTGGCGACAGTATTTGACGAACTCTTATTAAGAGGTGTGAAGAAGGGACAAATCCCTGCTCGCACTCAAAACGCACGAGAGTGGTATCGTGATGCCGCTAGGCGTACAGGTGCGCTTCAACCAGCAAGACTTGTAAAGTCTGACCCAGAGCGTGGTCGTTCACAGATTCGTGTGGGCGATATGTATCTGTATCAATACGATCCAAAGTATAAGAAAACACTGCCTTACTATGATAGATTTCCTCTCGTGTTTCCTTTTAAGAAAGTTCCTAAAGGATGGCTTGGTATCAACATGCACTATCTACCGCTACCTCTTCGTGCAAAGTTGATGGACAATCTATACGATCTATCATCAAATAGAAAATACGACGAGAGTACAAGATTGCGTTTGAACTATGAAGTATTGAATGGTGCAGCAAAGTTTAAACTATTCAAACCTACGATACATCGCTATTTGATTAGTAAAGTTGAATCGAGAATGGTCTACATAAACCCATCTGAATGGGACATTGCGTTATTTCTACCACTTGAGAGATTTTATGAGAACACATCACGGATTAAAAAGGGTCAAGTTTATGCAGACTCTAGACAAATGATTAGAGGAAACTAGTAATGGCGTTTAATGTAGCAGATTTTAGAGCGCAAATATCAAAATCTAAGTTTGGTGGGCTTGCTCAATCAAACAAGTTTATTGTGAAAATTACACCACCCCCTAGAGTGTTTGCTGGCGATGGTGATTCCTTTCCTACGATGGAAGAGTTAACATTCTTCTGTAGCACTACAAATTTGCCCGGTAAGACTATCAACACATTTGATTACAAGCCTTTAGCTTATGGTCAAGTGAGTAAGGTGCCACTCTCTCGCACAAATGATTCGCTCACAACAACATTTTTTGGAGATTCAAATTATTTGATAATGGACTTCTTTCAAAGATGGTTGAACTTCATCGTGCAAGGTGGTGGTGAAAGATGGAATAATAGAGCATACAGAGAAATTGCGTACAAAGAAGACTATGGTTTTGGCGATATGGAAATTATTGGGTATGATAATAATAAACAAGAAAAAATAAGTTATACCTTTAGACGAGCATTCCCAACACAGATTGGTGCAGTTCAAATGGGTTGGGAACAAAATGATGCTACGATTCAAATTCCTGTTGAATTTACATATGATGATGTGATCGTATTCAGAAGTTCAGTTAATACTTCTGACTTCACCGAACCAGTAACACAAGTAGGACTCTTCACAAGAATAGCACAAGCAGCATCTATTGCTGGAGTGATAAATACAGTTAAACGACCTCGAAATATACAAGATTTGATTAATCAAGGAACTACAGTCCGAACTCTAGGAAGAGGTCTCGGAGTATTTTAATGGAGTGATTTAAACTATGGCATTACCTAAAATTGATACGCCTATCTTTACATTAAAGCTACCATCATCGAACGGGAAAAAGAATATTAAGTTTAGACCATTTACCGTGAGAGAAGAGAAAATTCTTCTGATGGCAGCACAAGGAGAAGGTGAAGAAGAAGCATTAGATTCAATCAAGCAGGTCATCAACAACTGCTTACACACAAAAATTGATATTGATGATCTACCAACATATGACATTGAATATATCTTTGTAAATTTGAGGGCTAGGTCTGTAAATAATGTGATCGAATTAACACTAACTGATGATGCAGACGAACAAGTATATACGGTTCCTGTTAACATTGATGATATCGAAGTAGTTTTTAACGAAGACCATAAGTATGTTATTGAGTTGAATGATAGCATTTCAATTCAATTGAAAGACCCAAACTACAATATGGTACAGAAACTTGCCTCTTATAAGCAAGATGATGAAGGTATGATGGAAATGGTTATCTCTACCATCGATAAGGTACTGGTTGGCGATGATGATGTTCTGTTGATGAAAGACCACACGAGAAAAGAACAAGAAGAATTTATTAATTCATTGTCTTCTCAAAACATGCGTGATATTGAGAACTTTTTGAATACGCTTCCCAAACTCACACACACTATTGAATATGCAAGGGAAGATGGTACGAAGGTTGAAAAGGTTATTGAAGGAATGCAAAGTTTTTTTACTTGATGATGGTCCATAATAATATCTCTAATTATTATAAGGTCATCTTTTCCCTAGTACAACATCATAACTATTCTATAACTGAACTTGAGAATTTAATACCGTTTGAACGTGACTTATATGTTGAAATGCTTATTGATCATATTGAAGAACAAAATGCAAAACAACAACAAGGATAACGTCAAGTGTCTGAAGAAGAAACGAACACCGTCACCATTGACGCATCAGCTTTGCCTGGTGCTGATGCAAATGGTGATGGTCATGTCTCACAAGAAGAGATGGATATGTACCTTGAGTTCAAGCGTAAAGAGTTAGAAGACGCTGATGCTCGACGAGATGCGATGAGGCAGATGACTTGGTTTGCTTTGTTTGGAATGCTTCTGTATCCGTTTAGCATCTTCTTCACTTCGTTATTTGGTGTAGACAAAGCAGCAGTGATTATTGGTAACATTGCACCAACATACTTTGTAGCAATCTCTGCACTTGTTGCTGCATACTTTGGTGCGAATGCTTACAGTGATAAGAAGGGTAGTAAACCATCAGGTAAACCACCTAGTAAACCATCAACACCTGTTAAGAAATAACTTACTCTAAACATCATTAGCGATAACGCTATTATACAGTGTTTGGAGAAAAAGTCAATAGGAAAATAGAAGAAAATGGCTGAAGCAACATTAAATGACGTAACTAATGCGATTAGGGAAGACGGTAATAATAGCCGGGCACAAACTAAGTTTGAATCTCTTCGTCGATTTTTTCAAGTGAGGAACTCCAACAAACTTTTAAAGTCATTAACTCAGGCTCAAATTGATTCTAACAAACAAATGAAGAAGCAATTTGAACAGGAACAAGAGGCATTAAGAAGAGCAAATGCTAAAAAGACATTGGCTGAACCGGCTAATGATAATGAAACCAGATTTCAGAGAATTATATCGGGCCTAATTGCTGGTGTTGAAAGTACCATTAACGTACTTGAAAGGATAAAAAAGGCACTTCCTAATAAAAAGACTGCTTTTGGCTTACTATTTGGCGGTCTTGCTGCTGCCTTTGCCTTTTTTCCAGAATGGTCAAAAAGAAATTTAATTAATCCACTGATAGATGTTATTAATGTATTTCAAGGCAAAGACTATACAACAACACTGGGAAGAGTTGTCCAAAATTTAAAAGAGGGTTTGGGGTGGATTTCTGATAACTTTGGTGAAGAAGCAGCATGGGTGACAGGAATATTAACTACCGTTGCTGCATTACATCCTATTACTACCTTAAAGGTTCTTTCTGGTAGTTTGAAAGGCCTCACCACGCTTGGATCATTTTTGGGACTGCCTGTCATTGGCGCAATTGGAGGTCTTGTTATTGCTGCTGGCGCACTTTTACTTGCTAAAGAAGGACTGGATTATCTAAGAAACTTAAATATTGAAGATGAAGTAAAAAACATCCAGGAAAAGAAAAGCGCTCTTATAAGTGCGTTGGCAAGTGGTAATGTCGATGATATAAAAACAGCCGAAACAGAATTAAAGCAGACTTTAACCAGTATGAAAAATACTGGGTTAGATGAGTCTGCTAAGATTCAAAAAGAGATGCTTGCTGCAATGAAAATATTAGCAAAAGAGGCAGAAAGAAGACAAAAAGACGCTTTAAATAAAATTAATGAGATGGGGGAATTAGCAGCAAGAGATGCTGAAACGATGGCAGCGGTTAGGGGTATAAAAGAAGGAGCTGGAGAGGCGTTCCGCAGTACCAATGATCCAGTTCAGACCGCTATGGCTGAATTTGCTAAAATTGACGCATTGAATATATCTCAAGAGGACAAGAACTCTTTGATATCAATTATTCAAGGCGCTGCCCGAAAATTCACAACAAGAGATGAGCGAAGCAAAATCTCACTGTTAGCCGCCAATATGACAGGAAATCGAGCAAATAGTTCTGAAACTGACGATATGAGTATCTTAGGTAATTTTAGCAAAACTCGTGAAGATATGCAAGAACGATCTTTAAAAGAAACTGCGAGGGCGGCTCAAGTGGCTCAAAACCGAGCAATACAACTTGCCGGAACTGCTAGAGGTGGATTTGGCGAAATGGATGCCAATATCATTGCAGCACCAGTAACTAACAATAATGATAACAAAAAAACAGTTAACAATGTATATTATAATGTCTTTACAGATTCGAATCTGAATCCTTCAAATGGCCGATATGAAAATGGTGTATTACCAAGCTATATGTAACCAAATAAAAAAGGGGAGCTAAAAAGCTCCCCTTTCTCTTAGTCTTCAGCCAACTTTTTGAAGAACGATAAACTATCATCATCCTCATCATCATTGGTCATTGCCCACGACGGCGATGAATCTTCAGTCTTGCGTTCAGGAGCAGATGCTTCCTTGAACTGAGGCTTGAAGTCCATCACCGCCG